GCTATGGCTGAAAAGCAATTAACTGACGCCGCTAACGGGTCGCTTAAGTTTGGTGAAGCAGCCAGGTTGCGTGAAGCAGCGCTTGAAAGTTTGCAAAATTCAGGTTTAGCCCCTCTTGAAGGTAAAACCATTTCAGAAACCATTCGTAATGTAGCAAAAGACCCCGCTTACGCAGGTATGCGGGAGCGTAAAATAGCGCTTAACCGCGTCGCAAATGATATTGATGAATGGACTGCGAATAATGGTGTGCTTGATGCTACCGCTGCTGACGCCATACGAAAAAATGCCATTAACTCTATATTTGCCAACAGCCCTTTAGCGCCTAAAGCCAAAGCTAAAGCAATTGCGAACACAATGAGCCAAATTAGACCTTTAATAATTGACGCTATTGAAACTGCGGGGGGTAAAGGCTACGGAGATTATTTGCGGGCGTATCAAACAGGCATACAGTCTGTAAACCAAAAACAATTAATGGGCGACGCGCTTAAACTCTACAAAAACAACCCTGATGAATTTATTAAATTAGTCGACGGCGACAGCCCTAAAACTGTTGAAAAAATAATGGGGTACAACAACTTTAACCTTGCGGATGAGCTAGGCGAAAAAGCTATGGCCGCGCTCCAAAGCGCGGGGCAAACACTAAAAAATGCTAAAGAAATGACGGCGCAGTCGTCAAAAGCGCAAGACGCTTTAAGAGACTTATTAGCTGAAAACGTTTCGCTTATGCGTTTGCCTTCTTTGATTAGCGCTAAATTTGCGGTCACAAATCAAGCTATTGGTATTCTTGAGAAGAAAATAGGTAAAAAAGTAATGAGTAGTTTAGTTACTTCGCTTAAGTCTGGAAAATCTGCGGCGGATTTATTAGATACTTTACCCGCGCAAGAAAGAGTACGTGTACTAAAAATATTATCTGACCCATCCAATTTCGGCGTGCCCGCAGGCGGATTAGGTGTAGGAATAACTAGCGGCATGGAAAGCAAAAATGCGTTAAACCCTGAAGAACCCGCCAGCGTCAACAACTTAAGGGAGTAGATCATGGATCCATTTACAATCTTAGCCGCGCTTGGCCCACTAGCCGTAGATTTAGGCAAGTCGCTTATCGGGCGGTTCATAGCGCCTGACGGATTTAAACCTACAAACATTGACGACTACACCAAAATGAAAAGTGTAGACCTTCAGATGTTTAAAGCAATGAACGACGCAGGCGGCACAAACCCTAGCTACCCTTGGGTTGAAGCTGTTGTACGTTTAATGCGCCCGGGTGTGGCGTTGCTTGTGCTAGGTACTTGGGCGTACATGGAAGTGACAGGTGATGCTTCGGCAGCTGTTGCAAATTTTGCAAGTGCTGTAGGCTTTTATTTGTTTGGTGACCGCACCTTGTTCTACTCAAACCGTATGCTTAACTCAGGCAAATAATGATAAGCGCAAAAGATTTAAGCGTCATTAACGTACCGCCTGCCGCCGCGGAGAAATGGACACCGTACTTAAACATGGCTATGCTTAAGTATGACATCAACACACCCCAACGACAGGCCATGTTTTTAGCGCAGGTCGCGCATGAGTCGGCAAACTTTCGCGCTACGGTAGAAAACTTTAACTACTCGGCTGAAGGCTTGCGTAAAACATTTGGCAAATACTTTGACGAAACCTCAGCGCAAGAATACGCTCGCGACCCTGAACGCATCGCTAACCGTGCCTACGCTAACCGCATGGGCAACGGCGATGAAGCGTCAGGTGATGGTTGGCGTTTCAGGGGGCGTGGGCTTATACAATTAACAGGGCGCACAAACTATGCGCTTTACAGTTTACAAAATGCCAACAACGCGCTAATAGAACCCGAATCAGTAGGTAGAATTGAGTTAGCAAGTGATTCAGCTGGATGGTTTTGGTCAACCAACCGACTGAACCAGCTATCAGATACGGGCGATATCCGCGCCGTTACCCGTCGCGTTAACGGTGGATTTAACGGTTTAGATGATCGGCAAGTCAAGTACGAACGGTTGCTTGACGTGCTGTCTTAAATGTATTTCTTGATACCGTTTCCACTTAGCTACTATTGCTGGGTCTTCTGACGCAGGTGTCCAGCCCAAGCGCCTAAACGTTACCATTACATCGGTGGCTACCGCTGGCGTATAAATGTAATCATCAATCATTTGTGTGCCTTATAAAAACGATGGCACCAATCGCAAAGGCCATCTATTAAGTTGGTGTTAACTTGCCCGCATGTATCGCATGGGGCGTGTACGTTGCGCCGTACAACTGGGGTATGCTCACGCCTAAACGACCGACGTATTGCGTCAAACAGTTTCTTTACCTTCATGTTGTCGCCTCTTTATTTCACGGTTGACGTACCAAACTGCTTTCTGTAAATCTTCTACGGCGTCGGCTTTTAAATCACTACGCCAAATGTACTTGACTGCATTGCCTAAATTAAAATTCATGTGTTCAGTTATCTGAATACACTCAACGCCTGACGGGTGGCTTTTATAGTGTGGTGGGTGGTTAACTAAATCGCTCATCCTCTTACAGCCTCCCGCATGATTTCAATACGTTCACGTGACGCTCTAAGTGAGCAATAGCGCCGGTGCAAGCGCTCAAGCATTGACGCACGTTTGTGTGTAGCTCGCTCTAGGGCAAGCGCTTCTGATATTTCTTCTTCAGCCATTCGCCCTATCTTAGCGTTAAGACTTCTCCATGTTTCCATCAATTTTCTGCTCCAGTTCAGTTATTAATTTGTTTAACCTAAAAATACTTCGCTCACTTGCGTTGTGCTGGCGTATGACGATACGCCGTTCAGCATAAGCAGCCTTTAGCTTGGCTTGCCATAGTTCCTTATGTTTCATTTGAGTTCTTCCAAAGCAATGTCAGACAACGCTCGTTTATCTTGTAGTGCTGACCAAATGCGTTCGTCAACCGTTCCTTTAGCCAGCAATAAATAGCACCATACGGCTTGCGTTTGCCCGCCACGATGCAGTCTGCCTACTGTTTGTTCGTACAGTTCTAAGCTCCACGGTAGCGATACAAACACCATACGGCAACCGCCAAACTGTAGGTTTAACCCGTGCCCCGCGCTCTTAGGGTGAACAAGTAGCAGCTCTACTTTACCTGCGTTCCAATCTTTAATCGCGTTTGCATCATCCAGCGTAACGGCTTTGGGGTAGCGACGTTTAAGTTCCGCAAGTTCTTCCTTATAGTTGTAAACAATGATGGTGTTAGCGCGTTGGTTCTCATCTAGTATTTCGTTTAACAAATCAAACTTGTGGCCAGATAAAAATATAGGCGTTTGCGTGACGATAAACTTACCTGGCTTATCAGGGTTTGGTGTCTTACGGGTATCGTAAACAAACCCCGACGCAATTTGTTGCAACTTGCTAGTGACTACCGCAGCGTTAGCGGCGATAGTTTTAACATCCCCTAGCTCTAGTACAAAGTCGCGCTTCATACGGTTGTACTCATCCATAAGCATGGCGCACTCCATGGGCACAACGTGCAAGGGCGGCAGCTTATCTTTGTACTCACCAGGCTCAAGCAAATACGTTGCGTGTTTAATTTGCGCCATCACACGCCCAAGCGCACCCACACGCGGAAACCATTGCCCGTACTCAGGGTTTAATAAAATAAAATTCTTTTGCATGAACGCGCCTTTAGAACGCCCAAGCAAATCTTGGTCAATGATTTTGCATTGCCCGAATACATCTTCTAACCCGTTAGAAGTAAAGCTACCCGTTAGGCCCCAGCGCATGTTGATGTCTTTAAGCATGACTTCAAATGCTTTAAAGCGTTTGCCTGAAGGGTTCTTAAGTTTAGTTAACTCGTCACACACCACGCCATCAAATTTAAACTTCTGTTCAGACAACCATTGTAGGTTCTCGTAGTTGGTAACGTACACGTCAGCGGACGCAGCAAGCGCTTTCTTACGTTGTGCAGGTGTGCCAGTCACCATCGACAATCGTAAGCTTGGCGCCCACATAGGAGCTTCCGTAGGCCATACGTCTTTAGCTACCCGCTTAGGCGCTAAGACTAACCAACGCTTAACTAACTTATCGCGCAAACTATCTCCCATAGCGGTTAACGTGATTGCCGTTTTTCCCGCACCTACAGGCGCTAACACCATAGCGCGATTAACTTGGTAAAGAAAATCGGCTGCTGTATCTTGGTAAGGTCTAAGTTTCAAGCGTTCTTCTTCTTTAGTTAGCCCGACCCATTCGCGCTTTGGGGGTGCTGCGTTCATTTTGCCTCCATTATTGCTTGCAAGTTGGCCGCCATCAACGCTTTACTATGCTGGTCTGCGGCTTTTCTTGTTAGGTGAATTAAGCCTGCATCAAGAATTTTACAATCAATA